TGTCTACGAGCATCAGTAAGCCAACACTAAGTAACATGGCCGCCTTTCTGATTGCCCCGTCAATCCCTACACAAGAATTAAACTTATGCTCTTTAATTGCCCGAAGCACTCCTAAGATAGTGTCCAGCACAACAGCAATTAATAAAATCTCGAAAAAAGAATTTCCTGTAAGTAATTTTAATGTTTCCTGTAACATAACTTTTCCTCCTATTTTACAACAATAATACCTTTATATTTTTCATTCGTACATCTTCGTGCATTTTCTTTTTCAACCGTTACTACACTTTTCTTTCCGTCCGAAAATCTCCAAATCTTTCCCGTTTTCGAGTCTCTAAGCAAGACAACCGTGTGGATCGGGTTTCCTTCTTCAAGCAGGATCATATAGTCTTTCTTTAATTTTGCCTTTAATTGTTCGGTCGTCAAAGACTTGTGATAGGATGCCGGCTTCCCTGGGCAGATCATATTGATACCTCGACAGACTTCCGTTAAAGGATACTTTGCACCGCATTTTAATTTCTTCCTGGCATACCGCAGAACCTGCTGCATATTTTTCTTGATGCCCTTGTAGCGCAAAGCCATGTAAAACGCTACGAGACTACACCCATGAGTCCTGATGAACGAAGATTTGAAATTGTACTGACTTGGCACCGGAATCTGTCTTCCGTTATCCAACACGATTCTCCACGGGAATTTTTTTTTGCTGTTCTTGTTTTTGTTTGCTACTATTCTCATTTTTTCTCACCTCCTTGAGAATAAAAAAATACACAATAGTATCAATAAATACCATTGTGTATCATGTGAAATGTGTTATTATTAATTCATGACTTGTTCTCATATGTCATATTTTTTTATTTCCAAACAGCTCCTGTGGGAGCTGTTTTTTCGTATATCAAATAGTAAGAGTTTTTACAAAATGTATGTACTCAAAGGGGGAGTTGCGCTGACTATTGAATTGAAATACGACACTGGTTATTTTCTTGTTGTAGCAGGATTGAACAGTAATAATATATCCCCATCAACAACAAATGTGTATACAGTTGTAACAGCAGCCGAAACACGAAGCAGTGATGTCTCTATCGTTTGTTCAAGTGCTAGCGACGTTAATATTTCAATCGAAGGAAATAAATTAACTTTGTCCAGTAATACATGGAAAAAAATCTTCATTAAATAGTAAGACACGAAGAAGTAGTGAAAGAGTCATAAATGGTTTTCTAGCAAGGGATGCCGAAAAAACCTATGTATTAGATAAACTACAATGCTATTTATTAACTTGCACCGAAGTTGCAGGAGGAAATATCATAAGAACTCGCGCGGCAATCATTGTCGCTGGAAGTGACGAAGGGAGCAGTGGACTTATCGCTCCATTTATGTCGGATTTAGAAGGAATCGTATCCTGGGTTGATTATCAAACTCTCAAAATTACTACTAAGAATATTTACGCAACAATTTCTTTGACAAAGTTATAATTTTTCCTCTTCCCATTTAGTTCAACACATCATTTTCTTGATTTTCTCTTATTATCCCTTCCAGTCTCTCACTTATTAAACACGCAAAATAAACCGCCAATTATGCCGGTTTAAAAAGTCCATATAAATTCACTTGGTCAGGCGATATATCTTCTAAAAGATGCTTTCACATTTTCTTCGCTAACCGTTACATAAAGCATAGTCGTGTCAGGCTTCTGGTGACCTGCATAGGCTTGGATTTCCTGTAGTGGAATTCCTCTGTTTCCGGCATCCGTTAAAAGTGTCCTTCGGAATTTATGCGGATGAGCGTGGATTCCTGTCTTCTTTCCCAGCGTCCGCAACATCGACTGTATTGCTTGCTTTCCCAAACGGCTGTGTGGCTGCTTATTGCTCACGAACAAAGCTGGATCCATATCCGTTCGTGCGAACAGATACTTTTTTAAGTGATATGCACACTCATCTGTCAAATACACCTTTCTCTCTTTCTTGCCCTTTTCACCGTAAATGATTACCTCTTTATTGCTCCAGTCTATATCCTTTCTATTAAGCCTTATCACCTCTCCTATTCTCGCTGCTGTTGAATATAAAAACTCCATAATCGCTATATCTCTCTGGCATTCTGCATTGCATCGCAGATGCTCCATTTCTGCCTGTGTAAAAGGTTTTTTAATCACCTGTGGTACTTTTATCTTCTTTAGCCTTCGCATTGGATTCTTGGGGATGTACCCTTCATCAGACACCCAGGCGAAAAAGCTACTCAGATATCGTCTAATCGTGTCTAAGTAGCTCATAGATATTTTCCTTGTTTCCTGATACATCGCTAAGTAATACCGAATATCATTTGTTGTAATATCCTGTAGTCTCTTATTTAGTGTTGTTATTAATCTTATTACACAATCGTTATAACTTTTCAATGTTCCCTCGCTACAATTCTCTATCCTTTTACTTGCTAGTATTCGTAGTCTCTGGATAGCTCTCCGGCAAAATCTCCTGCAAAGGCCGGTGACATCTGAGCCGGGACATCGATGATATCCTGCATTGCTGCTTGCACATTCTTTTTTGCGCTCTCTAAACGGTTGACAAATCCAAGAACTGTATACTTCGCAATAGAATCCATTACCCTTGACGGTGAGTGAACTTTTAATTTCTTCTTTGTTGTCTTAGGAACTGTTGATGCCGTTTTCTTTGCAGCTTTTTTTACTTTTTTATTGTTCTTTTTCTTTGCTATTCCAACTGCAAGTCCTTTCGTTGCCTGCTGTCCGATTGCATTCATCTTTGTTTGCAGTTTTTTTGTTTCCTGCGCCACCTCTTTTGCATAACTGGTAGATTGATTCGATAACAACACCGTTCTCGATCTTATGTGCATTTCTTAAAGTGCTTCTATTTCGTTTTGTAGAGATAAAGGCATTTGCATCGTAATCTTCGTCTGTCAGCAGGTCTTCCAGGGCAAGGATATTGTCATAGGTCAGCTCTCCATTGATTGTGTTTCCTGCCTTTTCTGTAGAACCGTCTACCGACTGTGGAAACGGATTCTCTACATTTAAGATTGCCGCCGCATCAAACTTCTTATAGAACGCTTCTGCAATCTTCGGTTTCATAACTCCGAAGAAATCGGACATCTTATACTGGAGATATTCTCTTGAGCATGGAATGATTACACCAAGCTTTTTGGCAACCATCTTAATATTTAACCACTGTGCTTTCGATGTCTTAATCTTTTCGCCTTCACCTACCCAGTAAGCACCTGGTCCTTTTGCAAAGTAT